AGAACTTGGCCCATATATTAATAACTTAAAAATTATTGGCGGTGAACCATTAGTAATGAAAAAGCATTATGAGTTATTAGATATGTTAATAAAATCAGGTGAATCTAAAAATATACGTATAAAATATCAAACAAATGGAACTGTAACAAAGGCAGGTAAACATAACATATTTGATTATATTCCACATTTTAAAACTGTTCTGATCACTATATCAATAGACGGTATTGAACAATATAATGATTATATACGAAGAAGATCTGAATATAAAACAATTGTAAAAAATATAAGAGAATTTAGTAAGTATCCAAATGTTGAGATCGCATTAAATTCTGTAGTTACGTTCTTTAGTGTATTGCATTTATATAAATTACATCAAAGCCCAATAGGAAAGTTTCCACATCATTGGTGGAGAATAGATAATCCAGGTCAAATGAAAGCAAATAATTTGCCAACGGATATAAAGAAGAAATTAATTCCTATATATGAAGATATTCCACACATGAAAGAGATAGCTACTCTTCTAAAAATGCCTAGAGAGAAAGACTTTAATGCCACAGAGTTATATAAATACTGTTTAGATATGGATAAATCTTATGAGGGAACGAAGTGGGAAATGAATCTATTAGATGTATTCAAAGAATTAATTCCACATTATGAAAGAACCAGAGAATCCGATGAGTATCGTTTAGAAATTCCAGAAATAACTGGAATAGTAGAATCAGTTAAAAATACTGATTGGTATAAAATGATTTTAAAAGAAAAGCCAGTAGGTGAATTATGGTTTGAAGGTATCACCCATCATAGGATACCGGCAGATCATCCAGTATATAATGTACTTAATAACCGTTTAATGGAAATGGGTTCGAGTGATGCATTTTCTGTTGGAATACAAGATGCTACTAAAATAAGTAATATGAAAGCGGAACCTCGTGCTTATCTAAGTCATCAAAAAGCTGGTGTAGATTTTATACCACATATAGACACTGGGTATCATATGATTTTTCCATTTAAATTAGGGAAAGATTATGCGTTACAATATTTAAATGATCATTATTATCTTAGTGAAGATATTATTGATGGTGAAGATGCAGCTATAAATTATCAACACGTTTATCGTGAAAATGACAACGGAGAAGTAATTGGTATTTTGCATAACGGGCCAAATCATAGACACACAGTAAGCTGGAATGAACCAGAAGATAAATGGTGGGTTCAAATAATATTTAATCCAAAGAATATGGATTGGAAAGATGTAAGAGAAAAATGTAGGAACGGAAAATTATTTAATCAAGGAGAAGATAAATGGATCAATTAGAACATTTAGAAAAACGGAGACACATTATGGAGTTCTCGGAAGAGGCTCCTGATAAAAAAGTTATAGAAGATATTTTATGGAAAGCCTGGAAAGTTACAGGTTCAAAGAATAACTTTATGCCATATCAGGTAAATGTATTAGGGCCTGAGAAAGTAGAAGAAAAATTAAACATATGGAATAAGTCTAAAGCTAATAAGAAGATGACTAATGAAACTCAAATTCCTGGAGCTGAAGAAAATGACTTTACAGAGTGGGACGATGGTGATGGTACTAATATATATTTTGACCATTTAAAATCTGCTCCATACCTTTTAGTTATTAGTCAACGAGTTTCACCAGGAAACGTGATGTATCAAAGAAACGTAAAGAATGGAGACTTCTATGAACAAATGAATGCAAAAGATTTACCTGGGATACGTGCTGGTACTTCTATAGAAGTAGGAATGTTCACAGCTAACCTAACTTCATTTGCTATTGAGGCTGGAATAGAATGCTGCACTATACTTTGCTTTCCAGGAGATATGAAAGAATGGAGAGACATGCCATTTGTAGAGCATCCTGTTATGTTACTTGTAAGTCTTGGTAATAGCAAAATATCTAGAAGAGAATTTATGGCACTAAATAATCCAAGAGATCTTGTAGAAGATAAGAAACCTGAACCAGAGGAAGTTATTCGCTGGATATAGATGTACATTTAAACTAAACTATGTTATAATATATTATGCTGAAACCTAAAACAATAATACTATTAATCGACTTTGAAGGGCATCCGATATTAGGTGATGATATGACTAACAACCTTCGTTATTCATATTTAAAATCATTGATATTTAATGATGCCGTAGGAGACATTTACGATTTGCTTGTTGTATCTGATCATGCTGAAGAGCACCTAAAAATGACAGAAATTCAAAGAATGTCAGATATAGAGGGCCGTCATACATGGATAAATATTAATCCTGATCGTGCGTGTGGTAACTCTTGGATTGATGGAGAGGCTGTAGAAAATTTTTCAATTCAAACTATTATAGATAAGGTGGCTGAATACGGTTATGAAATTCAAAATGTTGTTGTAGGTGGTTGTAATACCAATGGATGCGTTTTTAACTCAACATCGTATTCTTCAGCAAAATGGGCACATGCAGGATATCCTGTACAGATAATGCTTCCTATGTGTGCTGACTACCAACTAACTGGTTTAGATATGATTGAAGTAAACATAATGGCATTTTCAGGATTATACACTCAAATAAAAGAGCATGGTCTTTTTAACTTAATTGATATTAATGCAAGATTTACAAATTTAAATTTAGAAGTAATAGAACCAAACTAAAAAAGGAATAGGCGAATGAGTGAAGATTTTAAAGATTATGTAGATGAATGGAATGAACTACCAAAGTTTATGACTAAAGGTGGCCCAGGTGATCACGAGTTTGAACTGTCTTTACTTGATGGTAAAGTTGATACATCACAATGGTTTCAAAACCTACTTACAGATGAAGAAGGAGATAACACAGGACCGTGGAATTATTATCCAGATGTACTTAAGAAAGGATCAATAGCTCAAAAGGCCAGAGACCAAGAGATATTCTTTTGTGACATTCCATTCAATCAATTGTATATTGAAATGGGTGGGCATTATGCAGCATGTTGTTTTGGTGCAGAAGCGGATGGTAAAAATGGATTACCAAATCATAATGTAAACAATACAACATTAAAAGAATGGATGGAAGACAGCTCATATATGAATGAGATTCGTACTGAGATGCTAGATCCAAATTCTAAATTTGAGACTACTAAAAAAACATGTAAGAGATGTATAGCCGATGAAAGACGTTATGGCAGATCACGAAGAACTGCATGTATGAAAATCCATAGCAATGAAGGTGAATACTGGGAAAAGATTGAACAACAAGTACGAATGTTTGAACTATCTGGTATATACCAAATGGAACAGAGAATTATTGAAGTTCAATTAAAAGTTTATGGTGATGAGTGTAACTTAGATTGCTTTATGTGTATGCACGACAACTCTTCAATACGACAAAAGGTTGCTGGAGAAGGTGTATGGAATGAAGAAATATTTGGTAAGTATGCATGGAATGTGCCATTAGATAATGTTGGCGATGAAGGAATCACAAAGAAGGCTCACGTTAACTTTAAGAATGGTAATATCGATGGTAATAATGTAGAAGACATGATAGAACAAACCATGAAGATGGCACCGTATATACGAAGTATTAAAATTATCGGTGGTGAACCACTCATCATGAAAAAACATTATGAGCTATTAAAAAGATTAATTGCAGCAGATCAAGCTAAACATATCATAATTAAATACCAAACAAACCTAACCGAAACAAAAGCAGGTAAACATAATATCTTTGACTATATACCTCACTTCAAACTTGTTTGTATGGTTGCATCTGTCGATGGTATAGGTAAAACTATTGAATATATGAGAAGAAGAACTGATTGGGATAAGGTTATAAAGAATACTGAATACTGTAGAGAATATGATAATGTTAATGTTGACTTCAATGGATTAGTTTCTTTCCTAAGTGTAATGAGATTTTATGAAGTAATTGATTATTGTATAGACAATCCTATTATCGATCAAATAAACTGGGCATTATTAGAAATGCCAACACACTTAAGAATTAATAATTTACCAAGGAAAATAAAAGATGGTCTAATACCTAAGTATACACGTTGGCCTGATATTACTGCAGCGCTTAAAATGGAACCTGAACCTGGTGTAGACATTCAAGAAGTGTTTGACTACCTTTTAAAAGGTGATAAATACTATAAAGGAACCAAGTGGGAAATGCATTTATTTGATGTGTTCCCAGAATTAGAAGAATATTATATAAAACCAGAAGATAGAGTATGAGTAAAGAATTGAAGAAGCATATGACCAAGGGTGGACCTGGTGATAAGTTTTTGGGTGAAGGTAAGGTAGATACCAGTAAATGGTTTGAGAACACCCCTAACTTAGAAGAACAAATTAAGAATGAAGAAATTTGGTTTTGTTCTGCACCGTTCTCTTTATTATATACAAATACAATGGGAGAACTTGCACCGTGCTCATGGGCTCAAGAACAAGTTGGTCCGAACGTTAAGAATACCGGTATTGTAGAATACTTCACTAAAGATAAAGCATTAAATGAATTGCGCAAAGAGATGTTAACCCCTGGTTCTGATCTTAAGCAAGCAAACTTTATATGTTATAATTGCAGACATCAGGAAGAACTCTATGGCCGATCAAGACGACAGGCCTCAATGAAGATTCAATCAAACGATCCTGTGCTTTGGCCACGTATACGTAATACTGCTGAGGACTTTAGAAAGAATGGAAAGCTATGGCTGCGTGATAGAATATTTGAGGTACAAGTAAAGTTCTTTGGTAATCAATGTAACTTAGATTGTTACATGTGTGTACCATATGATTCTAGTGTTAGACTTCAGACAATGCACTCAGAAGAATTAAAAGAAGAGAATGTATTCTCAGATTATTCTAAGCAAAGAATAAAATTGCCAGTAAGTGATGATGTTGATAGTGTTATAAAGCAGATAGCTGAGTTAGCTCCATTCATATATAATTTAAAACTAATTGGTGGTGAACCTTTAGTCATGAAGAAGTTTTATAAACTATTACAAGCAGTTGTTGATACAGGCGAAGCTAAAGATATTATGCTTAAGTATCAAACAAACATGACAGTGTTAACGTTTGAAGAACATAAGATAACTAAATTTATTCCTGAGTTTCATAAATTTGAATTCACAGTATCATTAGATGGTATCGAAGAAGAAAACAATTATATAAGACGTAGATCTAATTGGGATGAGATTGTAAAGAATATGGAATATGTAAGTATGTATCCAAACGTTGAAGTAAATATAAATGGAACTATATCATTTTTATCTGTACTTCGATTCCATAAACTAATAGCTTGGGCTAAGAAGAATGGTGATATAATAAAAATGATTAATTGGTCAAACATTAGAGGACCAGCCAAGCTATGTGCTAATGTATTACCACAACCAATAAAAGATAAACTTATTCCTTTATATGAAGGCTTTCCAGATATACAGAATGTATTACTAGAAAGCAATCACGGTTTATCTCATCAAAATGCATTAGATTATTTAATGATGGTTGATACTAAATACGAAGGAACAAAATGGGAAATGCATTTATTCGATGTCTATCCAGAACTAGAAGAATATTACGATGCGACAGTTGTACCCAAAAGAGATAAAGGCTTTACTGATGATATACAAATAATAGATATACAAAAGCCATACTAATTAAAGGAGAAAACAATGGATCCAAGATTAAGAAGAACCGAAGTAAAACAAGCAAGTGATGTTGCACGAGTAGCACAAAGAAATTGGGATTTGGACAGACAGATTCCAGATGAAGATTTAGAAACATTAATTTATGTAGCACAAAATAGTCCAAAGAAACAAATGGAAACACATTATTCTTTGCATGTATTTACACATAAAGAAAAGATTAGAGAGATATATGATCAAACTAAAAAGTTTTCTATATATCCAGTAGACACACCAGTAGTAGCTGAAGAAGATTGGGTACCACCTGAAAATATGTTTAAAGATGTAGATGGTGATTTCTGGCAAGATGATCATTTTTCTGTAAAGAATTCTCAGATTTTAGCAAACGTTATGTTTGTTTACTGTGAAGATAAACGCACAACAAGAGGTGGTACACACTTCATGGCTAAAGCAGAAGGAGCATCAGCGAATGTTAAATCAATTTATGAAGAGCAAATAGATTTCTCAATTGGTATTTCAGTTGGATGCCTATTAACTTCTGCAACATCGATGGGATATAAAACAGGTATATGTTCGGCACTAGACTCTGAAGGTATACAAAATTTATTACCGTTAGATTCAGATGGTGATCTTCAAAATCCTAAACTTCTAATTGGTATAGGATATGATAACCCCGGAGTTGATAGAACTTTACATCAGGAAACAATGAATAAAGATCTACCTGAAGATCGTAGACAAGGTGATGATAATGAACTATTTAAATTTCCTACATTTGAAGGTGTAACAGATGTATATATAAATGGAGAGAAGCAGTAATGAGTTCAAGCGAGGCAGCAATGAATAAGCAAAAAGAAGATCAAGAAGAACAAGAGCTTGATATAGGTGAATTTAAATTAAATATTAAACCAAGGTGTTTAACCTTTGAACCGAAAGCTTATCATAAACCTGCTGCCTACACCTCTGATGGCTTTATGTTACCATGCTGTTGGTTAGATGATCCAAAGAATGATTTCGGTGTTGAATACTTTGGATTAAAAGATGAACACCTACGAGTGAATAAGGTTAATGAATTGAAAGATATATTTTTATCAGCTGAATGGGATCACTTCTTTGATACACTACTTAATAATCAAGGTCAAGCAATGAAACATTGTAAATACAAATGTGGTAATCTAAAGAAAGATAATAACTTATATCTACAATCTACGATATAATGAGATTTACAGAACTACAATCTACTGATCGTATAGCTGACTGGTATGCACATAATGAAGTATGGGGATCACCTAATATTGATTCATCTCACAGATGTATCTTAAGGTGTCCACAGTGTCTTCGTCAAAAGAAAGAAGGTGGACCACGTATTAAGAGAGCATACGATTTAGAGAGTAAAGATTTTAAAAAGATTATAGATTATTATGAACACTGTGTAACATTCTGTGGTCAACTATCAGATCCAATATATAATCCACACTTTTTAGAATTCTTAGAAATGCTGGACGGTACAGGTAGGGGTGTCAGGATAGCTACATGTGGTCAATCAGTTAAAGGTCGTCATACACGTGAGTGGTGGGAGAAAGCATTTACTTATGGTATGAATGAGAACGCATGGTACTTTGGCGTTGATGGCATAGATGAAAAGAGTGAGCTGTATCGTATTGGTTCTAACTTTAAAGATGTATGGGAGACAATGCGATTAGGCAAATCAATGGGTGTAGCTATTGTTTGGCAGTTTATTATATTCGGTTACAATGAACATGAGATAGAAATTGCAAAGCAGATGGCAAAGGATGAAGGCTTTACTCTATTGTTAGTTAAAACAAACAGAGGCTTTGATCCTAAATCAAGAAACATTAAAGATAATATGAAAGAGATCTATGCTAACTTTCCTAGACCTGATGTAAAGAACACAGTGAATAAAATTAAAAATGAAGAATACTTTAATGTCACTAGAGAATTAGAGACTTGGAGAAACACAAGGAATACATAATGAAAGTAACATATAGTGGAATAACGATTGATTTATTCAACGTTAAAGATTGTAAGAATTTAGTTAATGTAAAGCTTGGTGATAATGGTTTACCTGAACAAGTTTTAGTATCACTATCAGGTGGATGTGATTCTGCTGCAGCACTTTATCTTTGCCTGACACATTTCCCAGAGATTGAATGGTTACCATATACATGTAGAGATTTAAATGCACCTGCTGATGCAGATTCTGCAATCATGTTTATTGATAAGATGCAGAAAGAATTTCCACATGCCAATCTACAAGATATACAAGCATTCGAATTTGATGATAAAGATCCTAAGCATTTTGCTGATGCTAATTATTGTATCAAACATTATAACAGATATAAAGATATGACTACTATCGGAATGGTGAAGGTACTATTAATAGATAGAATTACAAGAAGTCTTATGAACAAATACGATCATCCAATGAGATTTGATGGCATGTCAAAAAATCCATCTGTACAAGACATGGTAGACGGTGGATTCTTATCTGTAAGTGAACCTCGTCGTACTCATGATGAGAATTGGCCAACAATGGCTAGACAAATATATCAGCCATTTATTAATGTTGATAAGAAATTTGTTGCTGATGTTTATTTCCAACATCCGTTTATGCTTAAAGAAATTTATCCACACACTAAATCATGTACTGGTACAGCATGGTGGACTGATAATTTTACAAGAGTATGTGGTAAATGTTTCTGGTGTCATGAAAGAAACTGGGCATTTGGCGATGAACTATATCCAATCAAAGACTTACCACAAATAGATCGACCGCCTGCAGACTATGATCCTAGAAAAACAGCATGATACCTTGGGATTGGATTAAAGACAGAAAAATTAATTTCGAGCCTGGAATTACATGTAGACTTAAATGCCCTGGATGTTATATGAGAGCAGATGGTATGTCGAAAACAAAAAATCCAATAGACTATAACTCAATGGCATGGGACCGTAGATATAACATTCCACTTGAAAAATACAAAGTGCTATTTGATGTGTTCGATGAATTTGAATTTTGTGGAAATCTATCTGATCCAATTTACCATCCAGATTTTATAGAGACATTAAAGTATTTAAAGGGTAAGAATCTAGAAATTATATTTAGAACAAATGGTAGTGGAAAATCAGCTGAATGGTGGACTGAGGTTTTTGAACTTTGTAGTTGGGAAAAATGGAGATGGGTATTTGCTTTAGATGGTTTACCGAAAGATTCTAACAAATATAGAATCAATCAAGATGGTGAACAAGTATTTGAAATGATGAAGCTTGGCAGAGAAATAGATATTGATATTAAATGGCAATGGATTGTATTTAATTATAATCAGAATGATATCGATCAAGGTAAGATGATGGCAGAACATTATGGTATTAAATTTGATTATTATCATTCTACTCGATGGGATAGGCCAGAATTAGTAGCATTAAAACCAATGGTAGAACATGCAGCTAATGAAAGAGAATCGTTTGACATAACAAATAATGTTAAAGTTGAAATAGACCCAGATTGTTTACGTGAGCATGAAACAAAAGATCTTATGTTTAATAGTATGGGGTATTTTATTCCTTGTTGTGAGCAAGATCCTTTAGTAGAATCAATGGAATCACTTGGATTTTATCAAGAAAAATTTCATATAGATAATCTTCATACTGAAGAAGATATTAAAAATGTTTTTATGAGTGATACTTGGCAAGATTTTTATATGGGTTTATATGATGATGCTGCAAACGCACCTAAAAAATGCCAAAACTTTTGCAGAAAAAGAAATAGAATTAGAGATGAGAAGACCTTCGTATGAAGAAAATATTAATAGCTAGTGGCTGTAGCTACACAGATAACCAATTTAGATCTGCGGCTCACCCAGAAATGGATACCTCTTGGCCTAAATGGCCAGAAATTGTAGCTAAGGAATTAGATATGACATGTATTAATTTAGGAAGATCAGGAGCTGGTAATGAATACATATACTCATCATTACATGATATTATTCTTAGAGTGAAAGATAAAAGTCAAATAGGTTTAGTTATAGCTGGATGGTCACAATGTTTTAGACACGATTTTCAAATGGGGGCCATGAGAGGAGCAAATGAAAAAATGGGATTCGAATCTAATGGTCTTCATTTTAAAAAAGCTACACCAAACATAGATCGTTTATTAGAGATTGAAGATTACCGACAGCCTCAGTTCAACGTGCCTGAGGGCGCATATAACAATGGGGATATGGAAAAACCTATGACAATACACGATCGTCTTGATGAGACCTTTATAAAAAAAGCTGCTGGAGCAACTGGTTGGGGAAATAATAGAGTAAATGCAAAAGGTGATATACTAGGTTGGGTTCGGAAAAGTTTAAGAACATATATGGATTTTCAAACTCTATGCGAATACAACAATATACCATACATGCAAACTCAAATGATACCTATGTATATAGATTATTTAAGAGGGTTAATGCCTACTGAACAAGAAGCAGCAATGGGTATTACATATGAAGATGGCCCTAACAATAGCTATGATGGTAATGAGAAAGAAGATGAACAAAATATTCTAAAAATTATACTAGAATACGATGGTTTAATTAATCATGATAAATTTTTAGGTTGGCCAATATCAAGAAAGATTGGCGGTTCTCCTA